CCGCCAGCAAAATGGCAAAGATACACGGCCAGCCCGATTACGATGCACCGGCCACGCGCGCCCAGGCTAAATCGCTCAAAGCCGAAGGCTACAAGCGACCCAGGGCAAACGGCAAGGGCAGATCGAAAGCCACCATTAAATGGATTGTTGAACATTTAACGGTTGGGCAAGCGGGGCTTATTTTGCGAAGTATGCGAGACACCCCCGACAAACAAAGCTGGACAATTGCATTACCGGCCCGAAGTTTTCTGGGGGCCACCGAAAAAGAAATCGAAGGCATGGTGCAAGCCGTGTTTGATCAAACTATTAACGCAAAGGCACGAGGCTAAACCATGGCACAAGGCAAGGTTACGGTTAACAACAAAAACTTAGGGCAGGGCGCGGTTAACGAAATCGAGCGCGTTTCACTTTTCATCGGCCTTGGCGCCACCGGCACCGGCCAGGTTATTGCCATCGACACACAAACCGATCTTGATGTGGTGTTGGGCAGTGCCGACAGTGAAATCAAAACCAATGTTGCTGCCGCAAAAGCCAACGGCGGCGAAAACTGGGTGTGTTACGCATTGCCCTGCGCGGTTGATTACGATCTTGGCGAATCGTTAGTCGATGCCATGGCATCGGTTAGCCCCGAGTTGGTCGCCGTGTGTACGCCGGTCGAAGATAAAGCCGCCATCGAGGCGTGTTACGCCATCGCCGAGCAACTGCGAACCCAGTTTGCCCGCCGCGTGATTATGTTGTGCGCTACCGCTGGCATTGATGACAGTACCCAAACCTGGGCGCAATACCAAACCGCACAAATCGCGATTGTTGACGGTGTAAAGGCTGAACGCTGCGCCGTCATTCCGCAACTACACGGTAACGATTTAGGTGTGTTGGTGGGCCGTTTGTGCAACCGCGCCCAGTCCATAGCCGATAGCCCCATGCGTGTGGCCAGCGATACCGTTTTTGCCCTGGGCGCGGTGCCGGTTGATTCCGAAGGTGTGAGCCTACCCAGCGCCACCTTGACCGCGTTAGACGCCAATCGTCTGTCGTGCAAACAAGAATATGTCGACTTTGATGGCACTTACTGGGGCGACTGCAATTTGCTCGACGCCGAGGGCGGCGATTACCAGGTCATCGAAAACTTACGCGTGGTGGATAAAGCCGCGCGCGCGGTGCGTGTGTTAGCTATTCGACGCGTAGCCGATCGCGGCTTTAATGATTCGCCCGAAAGCACCGCCAGCACGAAAACCTATTTTTCGCGCCCGCTTCGTGAAATGAGCCACGCCGAAGAAGTTGCCGGTCGACAATTCCCTGGCGACATTCGCCCACCCAAAGACGATGCCATCACGATTGTGTGGAAGGGGTTAACCCTGGTCGATGTGTACGTGAAAGTTCAGCCGTGGAATTCACCCAAAACCATCACCGCCAACCTGGTGTTGGATTTGAGCGCGGGCACAGCGGTTTAACACACCGCGTAAAACCTTTTTATTAATTCAGTGGAGCAACCACCATGGGTGCAAAATTATCGGGCTTTGATGTTATTACCCGCGTAGGTGATTTACAGGCACAGTTTGACGAGGTTTCTATCTCGATCGAAGACAACAGCAAGTCGGCAAAAAGCCGAGGGCGCCCCAACGGCCACACACGCGGCAGTGTTGCCGCCAGTGGCGAGTTAACCTGCGACAGCGCCAACTTTGCGGTGTTGCTTGATGCCGCCAAAGCGGCCGGTAGCTGGCAAGAAATGCCCACGTTCGATGTGAACTTTGTCGCCGCAGTAGCGGGGCAAGAGCTGAACATTGAAGCCTTTGAATGCTTGATCAAAATTGCCGATCTGTTGAGCGCTGATGCCAATGGCGACGATATGCTCACGCACAAATTAGCCTTTGAAGTGACCGGCAAAGACTTTGTGCGCATTAACGGTGTGCCTTACGCGCCGGAAAAAGACAAAGACTACTTGTTGTAACCCAGCATGGTCGACGAATTCGATAGAGCGGCAGAGCTTGAACAAATGCAACGCGATATTGCCCTGCACAACCAGGCTCAAAAAAACCGAAAAAAGCCCGCCAGCTTAACCACTTGTATGGATTGCTGGTACGACATCGAACCCGAACGACAAGCCCTTGGCGGCGCTTTACGTTGCGCCGAATGCCAGGGATACCATTTACAAGAACAGCACCTAAAAGGGTTTTAACGTGATCTTACCAGGGCTAACACCACCGACTTTCGAAGCGCTAAAACGTGCTTACCAAGCGGCTAACTATCGCTGGTTCGACGAGGGTGATTACAACCTCAATTTGGTGGGGATTCGCTCGAACGATAACCGTTCAAACCTGTTTAACGACTGGTTTGGTGTGGCGTTTTATACCCGAGGCGAGCCACACCTGTTTTGGTTCGAGGCCACAACCGATCCTGGCGTGTACTGGCGCGAGCAACCGGCCCACGTTGAGGGCGCCGCCATTGTGGTGCCAGGGCAATACCCTGGTTTGTGGAAGCTGGGGCACCATCAAGGCAAATACGACGCCCTGGTGCAATCGGCCCCTGTGCGCGTGTACCGCGACAACGACCGCGACCGCAACCTTGATGTGGATTCGCCCATAAAAATCGGCCACTACGGTATTAATTGCCATCGTGCGCGAGCTTATGGGGTGAGCCGCCAAGTTGATCGATGGTCGGCCGGTTGCCAGGTATTGGCCAGCGCTGTCGACTTTGCCTTGTTAATGAATCTTTGCCGCCAGGCGCGCAACCGATACGGTAACGGCTTTACCTATACATTATTTGATGAGTCACAGCTAGGGGCGCACTAATGGAACCTATGACCGCCATTGCTATCGCAAAAGGTTTAGCGAGCGTTACCGGTTTTGACTCTTGGATCGCCGACAAACTTGGCGACAAGTTAGGCGATAAAACCGCGAAAAAAATTATCGATGTGGCCAAGCTTGCCACCAGTGCTAGCACACCTGAAGAGGCGCTGGAAAGAGCCAAGGCCGATACAGAAGCCGCGCAAGCCATACGCCTGCAACTGCTCAACAACGAACATGAATTGGCCCTGGCCGCGCTCGATGATATCGACAGCGCCCGCCAAATGTACAGCCACAACAACACCATGGCCGATTCAATCGCGCAGAGAGTTATCACCCAAAACCATTGGGCGGTGGCCATCTTGTTGGCGTGTAACGGTTTGGTGATTAAGTTTGTCGACGATAAAACCATCGCCCTGGCGTTGGGTAATTTGATCGGCACCAGTGTTGCCGCACTGTGGCAAGAGCGCCAACAGGTCATAGGCTTTTTCTTTGGCTCAAGCCTGGGCAGCAAGCTAAAAGATATGTCTTCAAAGGGGGCGCGCTAATGGAGGGGCTTTCTCCCGCCGTGTTGACGATTATGATGTCGATTATTAGCGGGGCGGTAACGTTATTGGTTGGCGTGATTTGTAGTTTGTACGTTCGCTTAGAGCGTTTAAAAGATACCCACTACAGCTTTCAAATAGAAGTGGCCGAAAACTACGCCACCAAAAATGATTTTACCAACGGGCTTGAACGCATCGAAAACAAGCTCGATAAACTTTTCGACGACATCCATAGAGGATAATAGAAAATGAGCAACGCCACACAATTATTAGACGCCGAAGTAAACGGCACCAACTACACCTTTGAAATGACGCGCAGCGCCTACAACAAATGTATAAACGCCATGGGGCCAACCAACAAAACCGTGCCCTTTCATAATCTGTTGGTGGCAACCATTAGCGCCGATCAAAAAGACGAGCTGGTCAAATTGTTAGACGACACCCCAGGCAGTGAACTGGCAATCGGCGCAATGGTGATCGATCAGTACACCCCCGATTTGGATATCGTTGTAAAAAAGCGCAACACCTAGCCGCCGGAATCGAGCGCAGCGCCTACGCGCAGCTTGAAGCCCTGGCATTGCATTACCTACCAGGGCAACCGGTGAACGAAGAAACCATGAGCCAGGCAATCTTTTTAGACAAACGTTACTGGGCCAACCAAGAAACCGTAACCGCTAACGCCATTGTAAAAGCGTTAAAAGGTAAGTGAATGTTATGAGTGCCCGCCTTGAAAAGTTAATGTTCAGTATTGGCTTAATCGACAAGACCACCGGCCCAGCGGGAAAAATTATGTCGCGCTTTGATCAAATGCAAAGTCGAATTAATAACGGCATGTTAAAAACCGGTGTGGGTGCGGCGGGGCTTTTTGCGACCGGCCGTGCGCTGAATTCATTGCTTGCACCATCGATTGAAATGGATCGCGCCATGGGCGAAGTGCGAAGCCTGGGCGTTGCCGATCAAGCGTTGAAAAAGTTGGAACGCACAGCGCTTCGTACCTCGATCAAGTACGGCATAAGCGCCACCGATATGGTGCGCAGTTCTTACGATATTCAAAGCGCTATTGCAGGGCTAAGCGGCAACGAGCTGTCGCGCTTTACCGAGGCCAGCAACATATTGGCCAAGGGCACCAAATCCGATGCGGGCACCATCACCGATTACATGGGCACCATGTACGGCATTTTTCAGAATTCGGCCAACGCCATGGGCAAAGCTCAGTGGGTCGAAATGTTAACCGGACAAACCGCCAACGCGGTGCAAATGTTTAAAACCACTGGCGCCGAGATGGCGGGAGCGTTTGCCAACCTGGGCGCAGAAGCGCAAAGCCACGGCGTTGGCATGAACGAACAAATGGCCATTTTGGGAACCCTTCAAGCCACCATGAGCGGCAGCGAAGCGGGCACCAAATACAAAGCCTTTTTGGCCGGTGTGGGCAAAGCTCAGGACGAACTAAATCTACGCTTGACCGATAGCCAGGGCAAGCTGTTGCCGATGGTGGATATTCTCGACAAGGTAAAAGGCAAGTTTGGCGAAACCTTTGATGTGGCCGAATCGGATGCGCTTAAAAAAGCCTTTGGCAGTAAAGAGGCCACGGGGCTAATTAAACTATTGATGCAAAACACCGATGGCCTAGCCGAATCAATTGACGGGCTTGGAAAGGTTAAGGGCATGAAAAAAGCCGAAGACATGGCCGCATCGATGGCCGACCCGTGGGAGCGTTTAAGCGCTTTGGGCAGTGCGCTTAAAACGGTGTTTGGCCGAGTGATTCAACCGGTGTTGATACCGGTGGTCGAAAAGTTAATGGAAGGCGGCGAAACTGTGATGCGTTGGACTGAAATGTTTCCCAACCTAACCCGCGTGGTGGGTATTGGTATCTTGACCGTGTTTGGTTTAGTGGCGGCGGTGAGCGCGTTTAGTTTGGTGAGCGGCGTTGCCAGTATGGCAATGATTGGGCTAACCCCATTGTTGACGGCCGCGCGCTTTGCCATGTTGCTATTTAATACCGCAATTTGGGCGAACCCCATCACTTGGATTATTGCCGGTGTGTTGGCGTTTGTGGCTGCGATTATCTATGCCATTGACAATTGGGAAAAAATCAAAAAGGTCATTATGGATAGCGGCCCGTTTAAGTTTTTAGAAAAAAGCCTCGATTGGCTAATCGACAAATTAAACATGATCCCTGGCATTAATATTGGTTCGGGTTCGCGCGCCTCTGTGAATGAAACGGCCAATACCTCGGGTGAATTGAATTCTAGCGGCGTAGCAGCGCATGACGGTGTGGGTTTGGTGGCTAATCGGGTGCCTTCTGGCGGTTTACAGCAAGAATTTAACAGTGGGACGCACATTGAAAAGTTAGAAGTAACCACAACCGGTGGCGTGAACGGTTACGACCTGCAAGACGAACTGCAAATGGCGGGCGCGTAGCATGGGCGAAAAACACATCGATTTGTTGGTTGAAGATGGCGATTTTGTTATCGATCGCGCGGGCTTTAGCGCACCGGTTTCAGACCGACAGAGTATTGGCCAAGACCTAAAACACCGAATCATCGAAACCGGCCTATTGCCGCTGTTGATTGGCGAGCGCAGCCCGATTACCCGTGAATCGGTTATTAACAAACTGAAAATCGAAATTGATAAAGACACTCGACTAAAGCCTGGCACCGTGCGTTTTCTCGAAGTGGACAACGAACCAGGCACTTATTATGTAACCGCCGTAACTATCGACTACGGCGATATGACGGTTTATCTATAGGGCCAACACATGCAAAACCACAGCGAAGATTTTGAAGCCCTGGCAAAAGAGGCAAACCTGCCAACCAGTGAGGCGGAAATAAACGCCCGCTTTGATGGCCTAAAAACCGAAATGGATTTAGCGATTACCAACGAAAGTGCCTTTGGCCCTTTTTGGCGTTTTGTCGAAGCGGCTGCAACTAAAGCGGCATTTTGGTTGGCGCAGTTTGTGATTCACAGCGTTTACCCGCAATCGTTTATTAAAACCGCGACAGGGCCAGCGCTAAAGCTTCACGCCTATGGCGTCAAATTGACACCGAAGCAGGCCCAAAAAACAGTGGGTTCGATTGAGTTTACCCGCGCGGCCGGTGTGGGTGAATTGATCATTCCCAAAGGGCGGGCAATTCAAACCGAGAGAATCAACGGCGTGGTTTACAGTGTGGTGAGTACCCAGGAGATTACCTTTTCCGACGGCCAGTTGGTAGGCCTGGTGCCGGTCGAGGCGACCACCGAGGGAGCAGGCTACAACCTGGCAGCGGGCAACTACACCGTGTTGGTTGAATCTGTTGGTGATGTCATAAGCGTGACCAACCTAGAGGACTGGATCGACAAGCCTGGGGCCGACGAAGAAACCGACGACCAATTGCGCGAGCGAATTATTAATCAATATTCGGCCATTAATCAGTGGCATACCGACGCGGTTTACACCGCCATTATTGCAAGCTTTGACGGTGTAACGACCGACAATATTTATTTTCAACACGACGCCCCGCGCGGCCCTGGTACCGCTAACGCCTATGTGATGTTAGAAACGACGACACCGACCGCAGGTTTTCTCGCCACTATTCAGGCCGAAATAACCGACAAAGGCAACCATGGCCACGGTGACGATTTAGAAGTGATGGCGATGCCCGAGACGGCCCACGATTTGGTGGCCACGCTGTGGCCGGTGATGAATTTAACCGACGCTGAAAAATCAACGCTGTTGCAAAGTGTTGAAGATTTCGTTCGATGCGCCTTTCGCGAGAACGAAAGCTACACCGCCACTAAAACTCAGCCGTTGAGTTTGTTTAGTTTTTCACAGCTAACCAGGGAACTGCACGACGAGTTTAATCAAATCGAAAATGTCGCTTTCGATTTAAGTTCTATTCAAAGCCAATTAGAGCTGGCGAAACTTGGCAATTTAACGGTGGCCTTTAATGATTAAGCTGAAGTTACCCGTATGGTTAACAGGGCCAACGGTCACACAGTTAACGGCGTTTTTGCAAGCCTGGTGGGCGCTGGTCGAATCTTGGTTAAGCGAACCTATAAAGCAATTAGATCCCCATACTTGTACGCCTGGTGTTCTCGATCTAATAGCCGCGGGGCGCAATGTTAAACGTTTTGGTGGTGAGCCGATCGGACTCTATAGGCTTCGGGTTGAACATGCTTATGCAAACGCTGTTGACGGGGGGAGCGTTGCCGGTTTACAGCGAATTTTCGAGCGTTTGGGGATTGGCTATGTTGAGGTGTTAGAACGGCAACCAGGCAAAGATTGGGACGTGATTATTTTGCAGCTTTCTAACGAGCAGCTAAGCGGAAACCAAGAGTTATTGAAATTGCTTTTAACCAAGTACGGTCGCACCTGTCGCCGTTATGAGTTTAACGGCATCGTTTCGACCAAGGTGGGCTTGTCGGCGCACCTGTTTAATATTCAACGCAATTTTTATCGCGCACAGTAACAAGGCGAATTTATGAGCACACAAGCAATAACCAACGCAGGCCGCGCACTATTTGCCAGCAAACAAGCCGCAGGCGAGCCGCTTACTATTGATCGTTTTATGTTGGCTAATATTTCGGGCTTGGATCATACGCAAGCGGTAAACCTTAACGAAGGTTTGCCAGTTGCAGGCGACCAGGTAAAAACGCTGCCGGTTACAAAGGCCGGTTATATTGGCCCCGACGAGGTAGTTTATTCGCTGTATTTGCCGTCGACCGAGGGCGATTACACGTACAACTGGATTGGCTTGTTAGCCGATGATGACACTTTAATCGCAGCGGCTTATTTGTCGCCCGTTGATAAAGTGGCCAGTACCGCCGGTTCAGTCGGCAACACCTTAAACGAAAATATCATGTTGGCGTATACCGACGCGCAAGCCATTACCAATTTGACGGTGGATGCGGATAGCTGGCAATGGCAGTTTGATCAAGCGACTTCAACTCTAAAAGGGGTTGTGGAGCTGGCCGAACAAGTCGAAATGGATGCGGGAACCGATTCCAGTAGAGTGCCTCCGGTTGATGTGGTTTCTGCTTACGTGAAGAAAATAGTCGGTCTACAAGGCGTTCCAATAGGAACGCCCCTGGCGTTTGCCGGTTCGGTTGCCCCTAATGGGTTTTTAAAGATGAACGGTGCGGAGGTTCTACGAACAATATATTCAGATTTGTTTTCTGTGATAGGGACTACGTACGGCGATGGCGACGGTTCTACGACTTTTAATCTTCCAGACAGTCGCGGCGAGTTTATCCGGTTTTGGGATGATGGCAGAGGGATCGATTCTGGTCGACTGATAGGCTCGTTTCAGTCTGATCTGTACAAGAATCATCAACACATAATTAATATGCAGAGATCGCTTGGAGCACAACACTCGATCATACCCCAGGTGAATGGTGGCAATAACAGCTATTCATTTAACGCAAATGGGCCAAGTGATCTTTATGTGGCCATGAGTAGCGGTACGCAATATTCAGGCGGTACAGAAACTCGCCCAAGAAATATTGCCTTTATGGGCGTTATTAAATATTAGGAGAGTAGAAATGTATTTGTATCACTATGAAAAAATAAATGGTGAGTATATAGGTAGTAGTATTGCGGATATTGACCCTCTCGCCTCAGAAGAAAGCGGCGAAGACGTGTACTTGATTCCTTCAAACAGTACGAAAACCTCACCGCCAGAGGTTAAAGATAATTCGGCTTTAGTCTTTAATGGTGTGGCTTGGCTTGTCGTAGATGACTTTAGAGGACAAACCATTTATCGAACGGAAGATAAGACGGAAAAGCTAGTAACTGATTTAGGCGCGATTCCTGAAGGTTATACTGTAGACGAGCCTGGCCCTTTTGATGATTGGGAGGGCGGGCAATGGGTTACTAATTTGGAGAAAAAACTATCCTCTGAAAAAATTGTGGCAAGAGAAAGGCTAGATTTGGAAGCTGGCAATGCTCGTTCCCGATTTTTATCGGTTGGCGATGGTATTGCGGAAGAGTATCGCCGTGCCTATGAGCTCGCATTAGCATTCAAGGCTGAAGGGTACGCTAAAGATACACCTTCTTGCGTGGCCGATAATATGCGATACAAAAATCTAACTCTAGAAGCTTCAACCCTAGATATTATCAATGAAGGTGACGCACTAAACCATGCAATTGATACCATCCGATCAATTCGTTTGGATGGAAAGTTGGCGGTCAGTTGTGTGGATGAAGGCGGAGAACCGTTGGCCATAATTCAGCCCTTTATAGATAAACTCCTCGCTATAGGGCCTCAAAAAATCGAGCATGTATAGTTATAAAAAATATGTATTAAATGAAGTTTTTTGTCTAATTTTGGAGTTGGTTTCGTAATGTGGTTGTTCAATATATTGTTGGGGTTAGATCAAACGATCAATGCGTTTCTTTGGGGGTCTGGTGAAGAAACGTTGAGCGCTCGTTGTTATCGTTGCGGGTTTGTTGACAGAACACCGAAGAAGCGTTGGGTTTTCGGATTGATTTTTGTCGATAGTTTGTTTTTTTGGAAAAAAAATCACTGTAGGAAAGCCTATATTAGCGAGGTACAGCGCAAACAATTACCAAGCCACTATCGAGAGGCCAGCGTCGATGCGATTGAATAACTACGATTTGCCTGGCTCAAACCATAAGTTAAGAGTCTCGACAACGTTTGAAGATTCCGACATGAGTGGCGAAACCAGCAGTTCAGACCGCGCCCACAAAGGTATTAAGCCAAAAGAGTTTAGCGTTTTTTTTGTGCTTAACTTTGATGATGCTTCGGCGCTGGGTCAGTTTTATCAAACCGCACAAGCGGTCGATGATAACGGTGATTTGGTGATTTATGAAATTACTGAGCGAACCGCCAACGCGGTAAACGTGCAACAGGTACGGTTTTCGGGGCGCCTCGATGCGGTTGAAATGGATGGGCTTCACGCATGGAAAGTCAGTTTTAAACTAAAAGAATTTCTAAGTGTTCCAGAAAAAACCGAACAGCGAACAAAAACCGAAAACGAAACCCCAGAACAAACGCTAGGTGTTGCTGTGGCTACGACCGAAACCGGAGAGCCGCAACCGCAATCGGGCTTTGAATCAATGTTGAAACGTGTCGACCAGGCATTGGCCACAAGCAATGAAACTTCATAAGAAATTGAACGTAAAAGGCGAGCCGTTTGAGATCGTCAGTGAATTGATTGTGTTGAATTTGTTTTCACCTGGCACAGCCACGATTGTCGTTAAAAGTAGCCAGGCGCTTTCGGGAACGGTGGCGTTTTATTGTGGCTATCAATCGAAGAGGTTAAAGCCTTGGTTTACCGGTGTGATAGAAACCTCGACCGAAGTTGATAAGGGCCACCAGCGTATTTTTTGTCGCGAGCTTTCGAGCCTGCTTTTTTCGTCGTTACCTCTTGCGTTGCGTTCGGCAAACATGGAGCAAGTGTTGTCTAAGGTATCGCAAAAAACGCTATTAGAATTTGCTATCCCCGACGATGCGATTTATACGACGACCAAAACCCCCGTGTTTTATAGTGTCGCTAACGGTTACTTTGCGCTTGATTCGTTGGCGGTTGTTTTTGATATCAACAAATTTATGTGGCAACAGCAGGTCGACGGCCAAATTTTTGTGGGTAGTTGGAACGATTCAAAGTGGGCCAATAAGCCGATTGATATCCCCAGGGCGTGGGAAGTCCAGAAGGGCGCGGCCAACACGGCAATTTTGCCAACGGTGCCCGAGTTAAGACCAGGCGCGCTATACAATCAAAATATATTAACCACGGTGCAATTTACCGGCACCGAAATGAAATTAACCTGGGACAAAGACCCCTGGGCGAATCGGTAGCGATATGATCGAAACGACGATTAAACGAATTGTTAAACGCCTTTGGTCTGAATTAACCGGCGATTTGCACTTGCCGCAGTGGGGCCGAATTGTGGCCGTTCATGCTATTGAGTCAGCGCAACAATCAACGCCAGTCGAGCCTTTGTACTGCATTGATGTTCAACCGCTAAACGCACAAGGCAAGCCCGCCGCGAATGTGCCTACTTTCGAGAAAATCGCACTACCCGCAACTGGGGCCGGTGATCAACGTGGGGTTTATTGCTTGCCAAAGGCGGGTTCGTTGGTCGAGTTTGGTTTTATCCTGGGAAACCCGAGTAAACCGTTTATTCGTTCAATCCTGGTCGAAGGGGTTATGGTTCCAAAGCTTGGCGCCGATGATGTGCTGTTGTCAAAAGACAGCGCAAATTATTACCGGATCGATAGCGCCGACAACATCCAGGAAGAGTGCCAGGCCATTGCCGATCGCATCGCCAAGACTAAGCAACGTTTAACAGTGAAGAGCGGCGGCAAAATGTGGTTGGGCAATGAAAGCGACAACGCTTTGGGGTTGCTCAGTGACTTGATGGCGGTGGTGATGGCGATGGGCGATGCGTTGGCCAGCCATAAGCATGGATCATCACCAACGGCTGATAATGCCAGTAGCTACAGCACCGCGAGTTCGGACGCCGGAACCCTGAAAGCCAAACTTGATGCGTTTAAGGAATAGAGCCCCAGTAACGGGGCTATGATGTTTATTGTTTGAACGCGCTTTGAATCGATTGCCAGTTAATGCTGGCGGGCGCGTAAGTCACCGATGGCGACCAGTTCTTGGCGATGCCATTCACCGCAAACACCTTACCCTGGTTAACCCAATAGACCGCTAAATCGTCATAATTGACAGCCACGCCGCCATTAAAACCAATTGTGCCAGGTGCCTGGCTGGTGGGTTTTGTCTGAGTTGAGCGAACCAGGGCTACCGCCTGGCTATCAATCGCGACCAATTCCTCTTGGCTTTCGATCTCATCGCCAGGTAAAACAAGCAATCCCATCCCCCCTGTTAGACCACCAACACACAGCAACCCAACGGCCACAGCCCTGGGCATCTTCTGTTTTACCTCAGCGTTAAACAATCCTTGCAACCCACCAACCAAAGCCACGCCACCCACGATAACAAGTACCCATTCCATATAAATAACCTCCTTGAAGTGCTGTGCATAATCGCGAACAAATTATAACCACCTTCAAGCCAGAAAATCACTCCTCCCAACGCCTGCGCGTTTTGTGCACCCTTTTGGGCAAGGAAATGCCAAAACCAGCCATAGGGCCGCGCCTGCTGGCCTGTGGGGGCATTTATGATTTCACAGATTGAAGAGGTTAGATTGTTTTGGAAATTAGCCTTCAAGCCCATAATCGGCTGATAGCTAGATGGGGCGGGGCTTTGCATTGTGTCCACATTGTGTCCACGCAAACGAGCCGAAACCGGCGAAAACGTGGAGGATAATGCCGTAAAACCCGCAATCTATGGCGGTGCAGGTCTAAACGTGGCGCTATGAGGAGGATTCAAAATCCCCCGGCTTTGCGGCTGTGGCGGTTCGAGTCCGCCCGCTGGT